CACTGTTCCTGTGTAGTCAGGCTGCTTCTCGTTGGTCTTGTTCTCTTTCTTAAAGATTACAATTTTGTTCGTGTTGTCGTACTGCATTTTATTTTTGTTTTTGGTTAATAACGGATTCTACTATTGTGTCTTTCATCTTACTCTGATTTAAAGGTTAATTCTTCACCAGTTAGTGCAAAGTATAGGTTTTGAAGTTGGTGAACGTATTTAAAAGATTCGTACCTTGTATAGCCATTTGCGTTTAGCTTATAGGCAATATAGTTAAATACATTAATAATAACTTTGCCTTTAAAATACCAAGTATAATGTTCTTTTTCTTTCTGAAACCCAAGCTTCAATAGCCATTCTTCTGTTAGTGGGATAGGCTCACATTCATCAATTTTAGGATTTATAAACCCACATCCTTGAGTTAAATAAAGTTCTTCGCTTGAAATGGCTATAATCATTACTGGAGTTTCTTTAAAAAAATAAACAAGATTGCCAATTCTAAATTCACTTGCTGTTATTTTCATAGTACACTTTTTAATTGTGCGTAATACTCTCTTGCTATCTCTACTTTCTCTTTAATCTGCTCAATAGCTTGTTCGTCTTTCTCTATAATGAATCGCTTAACTCGTAGCTGGTTTGGCAAGTGATCAAAGTTATGTTGGCTTTGTACTGCTTCACGCAAGTCTAAATCTTCATCAATTAATCCAGCTTTCCAATGCGCCTTTCTAACCTCATCTTCTACAATAGAGTGAGGGGTGTTCATTAAGCAGTAAACTAACTCAGCTTGTTCTAGTCCTGTAAGCCACATATACCCTTGCATCTGCCAAAAATAATCTTTATTCTTTAACTCAGTATCGAAGAGAGGAAAGGTATTGCCATCCCAAGAACATTTAATGTCAGCCAGTAAAGACTTAGTTATGACATCAGGCGTTCCGGTTATGTAGTCGTTTGAATAGTTCTGTTCGTTTTTTACTACAAACTCCCATCCTAACACTTGACCAGCGAAGTCTATTGCTTCATCTTCCATTATCAATCCTTTGTCCGTGTATCTGCTCCAAAACTCTCTTGATATACCAAGCTCTTTTTCTTTAAAGAAATCCTGAATGTATGTCTTTGCTGTTTCGCTAAGCACCTCCCCTTTGTTGCGAGGAGATGCCATTAGCTTTCCTATTGAGCTGCTTCTAATCTTCATAGTAACTCAAGTTGTTTAGTTTGTTCTTCGCTAAGCGTAAAAGACTTCAGCACTGCTTTAAACTGCTCTGCTGTTATCTCTCCGCTTTCTACCTTTACAAGACCAGCTTCAAATCTCTCCTGAGGGAACGTCTTTTTCTTTGTGGTTTCTCCTTGTGCGTCCGTGTCTTTGTCGGTTACTAAGCCAAGTATCTGACTGATGCCATAACGTCTAAAGTAAGTAAGCTGTGAACCATAAGATTGAAAAATGTTCTGTCCTTTAAGCTCCACTTCAGGAAGTAAGCGCAAACGTGTTTCCATAGTCTCTCCACTCTCAACGTGAAAAAGAACGGTAACCAAGTAATCGTGTCCGTCTTTGAACTCTGTAATCTGAGTAAAGCCTAGTCCGTGTTTAGATAGTAACGGGTTGATTACATTAAAGATTGCCGGAAGGTCAGAATATTGATACGAATAATTACCAGTACCAGCTGTTGTAGCTTTTAAAATCACCGGAACCTCTTGTTGAAAAGCCGCTAATGATCTAAATAAATTTTTCATAGTTTTTGTGTTTTTAAGTTGTTAATAAAATTTAGTCTAAAAATGTTTGCCTCTTCTTCCGTTTTATGATATCCAAGAGATATCCTTTTTTTATCATAATCTAAATAAGCAAACCATTTATTTCTTCGTTTATCAAATGATATACCTCTATATTTTGAAGATTTACTCATTGAATCTACGTAATGATTAATATTTTGTGATCTATTGCACCATTCTAAATTTTCAATTTTATTGTCTGATTTGTCAAAATTTTTATGATTTACTTCATTATAATTATTTATATTATCAATAAAAGTTTCTGCTATTATTCTATGAACAGATTTATGTGTTCTAATTTTATTTTTTTGTAGAGTTACAACATAATAACCATATTTATTTTTATGCTGTTTTAGTATCAATTCATTTTTAGTCACACTTCCAGAATAACTACCATTATTCAATACTACACGCTTAAGACTTTTAATTCTTCCTAAATTTGAAGCCTCATAAATTCCTTCATAATTTTTAATTGATTTCCATATTTCCATATTTTTATTTTTTTCACAAAGGTAAGTATTTATTTTGATTACACAAATGATTTACCTACTTTTCCACAAAAGCAAGTTTCTTTTTAATTAATCTTTCTAAATAAAGCAACGAGTTAAGTTCTTTTTCGTTTATGTCATTAGAGTTTTTTACTTCCAGTTCCATAAGGTCAATTACTTTATTTACTTTACTGGCCAAAGACGGATTCCACTTTCTATCCTTAATACACTTTAAAGAATGAATAACTGTGCTGTGGTTATGGTCGAAGAACTTTCCGGCTTGTGTTATTGAGTTAAACTCTATCGCATACCACGCCATCCCTACTTGTCTCCATTGCATCACTTCTTGCTTTCTGTTCTTCTCTCTAAGGTAAGAGATAGAGAAAGGACAAGCTATAAGAAAGTCCTCGAAAGAAAAGCGTGTGTTTTTAGGAAAGCTCTTTTTTGTGTTTGTTATTGTGTTTAGTTCGTAGCTCATTTTAATCTTGTTTAAATGTTTCGTGGTAGTATTTATCGCTTGTTTCGCGAGGGACTATTCCATCATCTTTCGATATATCAAAACAACCTTGACAATAGCTTTCAATTATCTGATGTTTCTCCATTTCTTTGGCTTGTTCAAAGATTTTAGAATACGTTGGGTTAAATGGATATGTCTCTTGGTACATAGCTTCAATTAACCATTCTACTGCTGTTTTCATCTCACTCTGATTTAAAGGTTTCGTTGTAGTATTCTTCATTAGTTAAATTTCCTGTATGAAAAATATCTTGTCTTGCTTTCATTATCTGCTCTTTCTCCATTTCTTTGGCTTTATCTAAAACTTCTTGAGGTATTCCAATTAAAGCATCTTCACCAAAATTTTCTATCCGCCATTTATTTAATTCTTCAAATGCAAATTCTACCGCTGTCTGTTTCATATCTCGTGTATATCTGTTATTAAACCTTCCCACATTGTGAACCTTTCTCTTGCGTCTTGACGTGTGTAAGCCCTGACAATTAAGTAACGAGTTTCCCACTCCTTTACTTTTACTCTGTATGTTATCTTAAAACTTTTCATTCTTGATCTCTGAAATTCTGTTTACTAACTCTGCGTTATAACTATCCCAGTAACGCTTCAGGTCTCCGTGTCTCACTCCGTTGTTAGGAATGAATACGTTTTCTAACTGTGTTTGTTTAACGTGACTATTCAACGTTTTAAAAACTTTTTTAAATGGATTCTTCATAGGATTGTGTTTTCGTTGATTTTGTTTACTAATACTCGGTAGCTTCTCCATATACGTTCTACTACTCGCTGCTGAAACTCGATGTCTGCGTCTGAATGAGTTTCGAATCCGTTAGGGATTGCTTGTTCTACGTTCCACTGACACATAGATTCTACTTTCTTTTGAGCCGTTTCGCAAAGCTCTAGCAGTTGGTCTGCTCTTAAATGAAGCATTCGTGCCTCTTTTAACTGTTTTTTCATAGGTGTTTAATTAAATTGTTTCGACAAATATAAATACATTTTGTTTATAACTGCAAACTTTTTAACAATTATTTTCTTAACATCGCATTGTTAACATCAAATACTCTTTACAAAACGTAGCTTTATTGTAAATACTATTTAACAAAAAAAGGGCAGCCGAAGCCACCCTTAACCTAACCACCTATGAAACTATCTAACTTTTCCTTCTATTATTCTCAAATTCTTTACCTCAAAGTCTCCACTTGCTTCTGTTTCTATCCAAGCAAAGCCGTGATTCCATTTATTGTATGGCATATACTCCGGCATAAGACCACATAAACAGCCCATAGACCACGTTGTAACTACATTGCCGTTCAAGTCCTTTTCTGAATGCTCAGATGTTTGATGATGGTGTCCAACAATAGAATGAGCTTTAGAGCGCATATAAAGACCCCTAGCAGCGTTTACAGGACTGAATACCGAGTGACCGAATTCGTGGCCGTGTAGCGCAGTTAAATGCCCTAATTTAATACTTTGTTTAGACTTAATCTCTGTGATGCCCAATTCGCCAAACCTTAATACGTTCTTTAACTCAAAGTCTCCGATACCTAACAGCTCAGGCGCTACCGTCTTTAGATAGTTCTCCCATCTGTCCTCGTGATTGCCTAGCTTGAAGTATATAGGGCAGTCGAACTCTTCTTTAAGTTGTTTAAGGAAGTCTCTCGTTACTTCTATCTCTCCAGCTAAATCACGGAGCCTTCTATCTTTAATGAACCTTGACGCCTGGTACATATCAATAGTATCTCCGTTTAGTATTATAGCATTCGGGTTCTTATTATATCCCCACTCCAAAGCAATGCTTAACGCTTGCTCATCGTGATAGGGTAAGTGAATATCTGAAAGCATCAATACCCTGTTATTTCCAGTAGGCATAACAAAAGCCTCTTGTTCTTTATAGTCACTTTCAGGGAGCTTGTTCCATCCCATCCGTTCTCTTCTTTTTTCCATAGTTGTATAGTGTTCGTCTCCTTCTTTTACCTTACTCTGATGGTGTTCGCCTCTGTAATAACGAATTAAAGACCTTGCACGATCTTCTGTAAAATCTAAAGGATGCCTTTCAACCAATATTTTGGCTAATGATCGTGTAGTAGCGTCAGGAAATTCATCTAAAATCTCTTTAGTTATATCTCCTACATAAGTTCTACTTCGCACGAACGTAAGGTATATAGGTACTCTTTCCGCCTTTCTTTACCATTCTCAAGGCTTGCTTTCTGTTTCTTCCTTTTCTATACGAAATGTGAAACCAGTCTGCTCTATCTTCAGTGCCACCTTCAAATATTGCCTGGTCGAATTCAACGTTATCTAGTATCCATTCGAACAGCTTTCTATCGTGTAAATCTAAGTCTATTGCTTCGCCTAAAACGTGCTGGCTATTTTTAGCCCCTCCAATGCGTTTATTTACTGCTGGTGAACGGTAGCCACTATTCACTCTAATTGGAGCGCTTAAATAGGCTCTAATTGGCTCAAAAACGTTTTCACAGAGTTCCTTTGCTCTCTGCAAATCTGCTTCAGTCATTACGTTGGGGATTCCGTGACGTATAGATGCGTCAGAACGTTCGAACTCTGCGCGAGTTACGTGTTTCGATAAATTCATAAGATATTATTCTTTTGTTAGCTGGCTAAGTGTAGCAGTGACGCCACCTATTGCGATAAGGTAACCAGCTCCAGTGACAAGGGCTGCTGGTAGTGCTACTGGTGCTGCGATAACTGCTGCTCCTAATGCTCCGGCAATGATTCCGATTCTTTGAACTTTCTTCCAAAACTTAGGCGTTTTGGCGTTCCATCTTTCTTTTAGATTTTCCATAGTGTGTTTCTCTAGGTATTATAAAATAGGTTTGTTTTAATACAGCTTGCTTTTCTTGTGCGCCTTGATACGCTCCTTTGTCATCTAGGCAGTCATAGAGTTTAGATTCTACGTCAGAAAGACGGTTGTTCATCCAAAAAATAGCACAAATCAAAAGGAAGTTTACTCCGTGCTTCTTGCTAAGTTCTGCTACTATCTGAGGTGTCATCTACGTATATCTTTGTAGGTTGTATAGTATAAAAACTTAAAAGAGTATATTTTGTTTTAAAACGCTGTCTTATTCCACTGGAGGGAATGGAGGAGTTGGCTTCGGATTCCACTCTATTAACGGCAAGTTCTTAACCCACGCAAACTGCGCTTCTACGCATTGCTCCATCTCCTGAGTTGAGATAACCCAATTATCATCTGCATCCTGTATAGGATTGAAATAGCTGTCAGGTGCGTATAGCTGACCTACTAACTCGTCTTTCTGTACCTCTGTTAAAAGTCCTACTTGTATCATACGTTTCTACCTAGTGTTGTTTGGAATGCTTGTACTGCCGTGTATAAGTTAGATACTTCAGTGTCTGTAAGCCCGTCTCCTATTGCAGAAAATGCTCCTTCTAAATTAGAATATTGATCTGGGCTTCCACTTACATTTCTTGCTCCTATAAATGCGTTAAAACTTGGCTTTGCTGAAGAGTTTGTATTTTGAGTATAATAAGAACTTCCATTTCTATAACCTTTAAATGAATTACTTGCATTCCTATTTACACTTAATAAACCTTGAGTAGAACTTGCAGCAGTATTAGTTATTCCAGATGTACTACAATTTATCACAGAATAATCTTGATTCGCACCCGCAGAAAATTTAGGAGTTAAAATAGTTGCTACAGAACTGTCATTACATCCCATTATTGTAGCTGAATATCCACTTGTTCGTGAATAATAATGAAATGATGTTGAATTTAACCCTAAAATTGTATTTATATTTAAGTATGTATCTGCATAACCATTTGTTCCGTTCGGAAGAGCGCCATTTGAACTATGTGTCCATCCACCTGAGAATGTTAATCTAAAAGCAGCGTCTGTATCTTGTGGATCTTTAAGATTCCATTTGTGCGTAGTACTCGTTCCACCTACAAACGGATATATAGCTTTCATCTTAGTCCAAATGCCATACGTCTTTAAATCAGTTACCAACGTCTGAATAGCCGACTTTTGGGTGCTATCAGTAATGCCAGCAGCAGAAATGAACGCATCAGCGTCAGCGTCTGTTGCAGCAGCAAATGAATACGGATTGATTATAAAGCCCATAACTTACGCTCTTTCTCCTATCAATGTAACTTTAAGTCCTTTCGCAGTGCCGTCTCCTATTTGATCGATGTCAATAGTTATCTCAGCATCGTCAGCTAATGCAGTATCACTTAACACAGCTTTAGTAGCAGCAGACGTACTTGTCTTTTCGGTGTTGTCTATTGTCAGCTTAGTAGAAAGGATAGTTGTACCGCCTTCGTTAATATCTACTGTGAAAATGTTTCCTGAAGTCTGAGCAGTAGTAAGTGAAGCTCTAACATCTGTGACAGTCATCGCGTGAGGCATTCTGAAAGTTACCTTTGCTGTTCCAGCAGTCAAAGCAGTTGTTTCATCTGAAGCAGCTACAATAATCTCAACAGGCGGAATAGCCCAAGTAGCGTCTCCACGTAAATACTTTTTAGGGTCATTCGGAGCTTTAGGAACAAATCCGTGTTTTGACGTGCTAACATCGTTTGTAGTGATGTCAGTAGTTGTAAGGTTAGCATCCGTAACCAACGCTTTAACATTCGCTCCTGTAACGCTCTTCGTTACATACGTGCCGCCACCAGCACTCTCCGAAACTACAAGTAAGTCCGTGTCTGCAACGGTAGCGCCTTTCGCTGTTAACTGGGATATTTTCTTTTCTGCCATTTTATTTTATTTATCTTTCCGGAACTGTATCGCCCCAATATGAATAATCGTATATCTCTCCCCATCCTTTAACATCCACCGATGAAGCCTCAGTTAAGAGGAAGTCATCTGCTTCAGTCTCTAGTAGATCAGTAGCGTTCTCATTGATGAAGTTGTCTCCGTCTTCTGAAGCCTTACCCCATCCGATTAAGTTACTTACTGCGCTGCCCCATCCTATTGTGTTTGCCATCTTGCTCTACTTTCTGTAAGTATAACTTTAACTTCTTTATATTGTTGTCTTTCGGTTTGTACTTCTTCATAGTTTATTTAGCTATAAAACCCAGCCTGTGAAATTGTTGTCCGTTCTTGGGTACATATCTCCGTTCGAGTTAGAGTTGTACTCAGGGAACAAATCGTTATTAAAGCTCATATAAGAGACGAATCTTTCCGTGTAGTGATGTGCTATCTGTCGCTCCTTCTCAACAAGGAAATCTACTTCGTTTTTGTCTACGCTTGTAGAGTTCTCGCTTTCGTGTTTATACACTCCCTTGTTCGCAATAGTGTAAGCTGCAAAAGGAAGGTACTCCACCATAGCGTAATGGATAAGCATAGGCTTCACGTAGTCAGTAAGCAAAGCTAAGTAAGGGTTAGCTAAAGTCGAAGCAACGATATCCGCTTTAATCTTATTTAGCAAGTCTGTACCTAGTATTCCCTGAATGTGTACGTCTTGCGCTATCTTGATGAACTGAATGAACTTGTCTACGTCTACGTTTCCGTTCACTGCCGTAAACTTCACTAAGTCTGTTCTCGTAATTAAAAGTGCCTCTGCCATTATTTATTTTCTTTAGGTAAAAAGCCTTGGTTTGGCATATCAATAGGGCGTGTGCTTACTAAAGACGGATTCTTAACAATATATCCGTATTTTTCTGCCTTTTTAGTTGCTATTGTTTTTGCCTTCGGAGAGTTTACGTCAATACCTACTCCATCAAAACTTGCATAAACTCTTTTATTCCAACGGTGATGACAGTTACCGCCACCTTTATAAAGCCAGATATCGTAAACGTCAGCGCCACGTGGACCCCAGCCTTCATTTACAACCCTACTGCTCATTTGAATAATATCTTCTTTTCTGTAAATCTTATTTGCAGAAATCATTTGCTTACAAAACTTACGACTTTTTTCTGAAGTATCGCCAGCGTAAACATAACGAGTAATAAATTTAACACCGTCTATATTCGCATCTTGCTCGCTCTTTGTATTCGGTCTTGCCGTTCCTGTAGAAACAAGGTTTACTAATCTATCAAATAAGGACAATTTAACGCCATTAGAAAGCATTTCGTTCTCTGCGTCGTCATTGTCATAATCAACGGGGCTTTCGTCTATTAAAAGCCAGTTATCGCTTTCTTCTTCTCCTAAATCTATTAACGCTTGAGCAATAAGATCATCTTGTGAACTTAATTCAACACCTGTCTCTTCAGCTACTTGCTCTTTAGTCTGTGCGTTCTCTAGGTCTGTAAACTCTAGAGGCTTCAACGTCTTAAAGAATAGGTTAAGGCTCACTCCGTTATATGCTAGAACCTTGTCAATAGCATCAAGTATTACTTCTTGTTTAGGTCTGACAACTAAGTTATCGAACAACACAAAAGAGTTTTGAAGCTCGTCAGCGTTAGAGCTAAAACCATTAGTCGAAGCAATACCAAATAAAAGCGGAGAGGTAACGTTATGAGATAACATTATCTTTCGCATACATTCCTCGCTCAACGTGTTGTATAGGTCAGGAGCATCGTTCACAGGCATAGCGTCTACCGTAGTCTTGCTTTCTGAGTTGTTATTGAAAGCCACGATAACCTTGTGTCCGTCTGTACCTGAAAGCTGAGTTAAAACCTTAGCTTTAATAGCGTCTTGTTCTTCAGGAGAAGGCACTCCGTTGTTAAAGTTTACTACTATACGGCCACTGAAACCACGCTGAACCTCATTGATTAAGTAGTTAGATATCTCTTCCTCTAAAACTGCGTAAGGTATTCCACCTTGATAATCAACATAGCTAAAGTATTTCATCCCTACTGAATAAGGCTGAACGAAAAGTATCTCTACCTTCTCAGTGCTAAAGCCAAACGCCGGTATTCTCTCAGGTGTATAGTTGCGTGTATCTTCCCAGTTATTAGAGTAGTAGTATGCCTCTATCTGTCCGTCTTTATTACACTTCTCAGGAGCTAACAAGTGAACAGGAATGTGATATAGTTTCTGTATCTTCTTTCTATCTGATGTGTAGTGAACTTGGAACGCCGCTTGTCCTAGCATTTCAAAGTCCAAAACTACTTTACGCAAATCTTCAGCGCTTAGCATAGCCATCATTTGAGCATAGTCATTCGGCTTTTTGTTAGCATCAGTAGCACTCAGGCCTTTTCCGTAGATAAGGCGAGAAATATTATTTATAATAGCGTTATTAGTAGTCGAGTTTTTGTAACGCTCCATAAGGAAGGTATAGTAAGAGTTGTTTTCTCCATACGTTACCCACTCATTCTTCTTGCTCTCTGCTATTACTGGCGGCTCGTACTGCGCCAACTTCAAGACGTGTATATTACTCATATAAAATAAAGTCGTTGTTTGAACTATTGCTTGTGTACTGACCGCTATTTACGCTAAAGGTTGGTATAGTTTGGTTAGTACAGAAAACCTTGTCTTTAAATACTACGTTCGTGTTTTGCTTGATAGCTAAAGTATAGAAATGACCTTCCTTTAAATTAAACACCGCTTCGATAGTATTGTAGTATTCTCCTACTGTGTTTGTGATTATAGTTACATTTGTAGAAACACCAGTCTGCTCGTCTGTGATCGTTAGCGTATTGTAACTATCTGAACGAGGAATAAAAGCTATCACTTGTGACTGAGCTTGCTCTCTAAGTATAATCATATTCTATTAACTTAATACTTCGTGTTTTGTTTGAAAAGAAAAAGGGTAAGCCGAAGCCTACCCTCTCTCAAATCAACTATGAAACACACTATGAAGTGACAATAGTAGCTGAAGACATTACTGTAACTAGACCTGCTTCAGTAGAACAGTTAAGGAAATTCGCTGGGATATTCTCTTGACCTGTGAAAGTCAAAGTGTATCCGTTCATATCTCCCATTGCTGTACCGTTAGAAATAACTCCGGTAGTCAAATCCATTCCACGCTCAAGACCAGCAAGGAAGTATTGATTAGCACGAGTTCTAACAATAATGTGAGGACGGCCATAAGAAAGCAACTTAACCAACTTAGTTTTAGCTGCGCTCTGCTGCTTAAGATTAACAGTCAAAACTTGCTCAACGTAAGTAGTTCCGTTGTCACGGCTTGAAGTAATTGTTTGCTCAAAAGAGTTAGCACCTTTCAACTCAAACTTATAGATGTTAGAAACTCCATTGATATCGTTAATCATATCAGTTTGAGTACCATCATAAGTAAGGTCAGACGCTGTGTAATCTCCGTAGTTAATGATGTAGATAGCATCCAAGCCACCTACTGCGCTTTTACACGGTTCCGCTACGCCATTTGAAATATCACAAGACATATCTATTATTTTTAAATGTTATAAAAAAAAGGGTGGCAGATATTCCACCACCCTCGTTTGTTTGTTTAGTTAAGATTAGTTAGCAGAGTTAGTAACACCGTAAGTAACACAATCTCCAGCGAAGCCATACTTAGCGTCAGCAGTAAATCGCATAATTACACGTACATTCTGAGAACCGTCAAGGTCAGCCATATCGATAACTTTAACTTCGTTCAAGTCAGAAAGAAGACCAGTAGCGAAATGAAGGTTAGATGTAGTAGTAGCCAAACCTTTGTTGTCATCCATTCCCGGACACATAAAGATTGGAAGACCATCGAAGCTCAAAGAACCGTTAGTATACCAAGTAGTACCTTGATTGTTCACACCATTAGCACCAAGACCTGAAGCACCAAATCCACCCAAAGCACGGATATAAGCACGTACAATGTTAGAAGAAAGGTACAGTTTCAAGTCAGGCTGTCCGTACAAACGAGTAGGGATAGCATCAACGATTTTACCAAGCTCAGCGATAACGTCTCCAGCATCTACTGTTGTTCCAGCTACCTCTTGTGCTGCTGGCAAAGTAGCATCCGTAGCCAACTGACGCATAATTCCAGAAAATTCTCCAGCAGAAGCGTTGTTTCCTTCCCAAATAACACCTT